TGGCAAGGCGCATGTGTGGGAAGGGGTAGTGGCAAGGATATTGTTAATGTGCCATTCGATGTTGAAGTCAAAGCCCGCGCTGGATTTCAACCGAAAGCATATTTAGCACAGCTGAAAAGCCGCACAGCCATTTCGGGGGAATTAGGCTTTGGGGTTATCAGACTCAACGGACAGGGTGAGGATGCGCGTGAGTATGCCGCGATTATCCGACTTGAGGATCTCTTGCCACTACTCATATTAAGATACGGTCACCTAGACAAAGAACCCACAGAGGCAGATATTGACCGCTGCGAGGGATGTGGGTCATACATGATAAGGAAGTGTTTAACTTGCCAGCCTACGACTATAGATGTCTTAAATGTAATCTCACGAATGAGATCACCCATGGATGGCACGATAGACCAATGATCCCATGCACTTACTGTAATGAGCCTATGACTAAAGTAATTGCAGCTACTCCAGCAGTATTTAAGGGCAAGGGCTTCTACAGTACGGATAAATAGTTATCCACAGAAGTTATCCACAGGAGGTTATCTTGAAACGAAACACCGCTCTGAGCAGGACTTTTACAAATAGATTTGACATCGATGGTACGCTAACACAGCAGAGCCTCTCAAAGGCTCACCGCGAGCCCCTTAGGGGCGTAGCTCGCGGGGTGCTAGTAGCTATTGGGATATCTCTATTGCTAGTGCCTGAAGCAGGTGGATCTAAACCTAAGCAATATGTAACATATAAAGAATATGCATTACATCTATTACATTATGACTATAAGCAGTACTCATGTCTTAGTAAGCTCTATGGTAAAGAGAGTGCGTGGAATCCAGCAGCACGATCAGGTTCGCACAATGGTATTCCTCAAGGGCGCTCTGAGTACCTTGCACGAGTAGATGGATATAAGCAGGTAGAGTGGGGTCTTAGTTATATATATAATCATAGAATCTATCAAGGTGATACATGCAAAGCATGGCAGCACTGGAAGGATCACAATTGGCATTAGATAAGCTGAACAGTAGGCGCTATAGAGAACAGCGTGAACGCGTGTTCAAGCGCGATGGTCGCTTCTGCCAGATATGTGGCACAGATGAGGGCGAGATGCACATAGATCATGTGATACCACGCAAGGTAGGTGGAGACCACAGTTTAGATAACTTGCGTGTTCTGTGTAAGTCATGCAACCTACGCAAGGGCGCACTCAATGAGGGTGTTTTTTTAGCACAACAGGCTACCCCCCCTGTCTTTTCAACCTATACCTCCCCGATGCAGTCCGAAACGATGCTGGACAGTCCTTTTAAGACCCGACCCAATCCGAGTCAATGACAGACAAGCCTAAAAAGAGCAAAGCCCTGCGAGGGGCAACCAAACCACGGCTTCACAGTCCACTTCTCAAGGGCGAAAGTAAGCTGCAAGATGTTAAAGACCTTTGCGAGATCGTCCAGATGCCGCTCATGCCGTGGCAGGAGTTCGTGCTTAAAGACATGCTCACTGTGGACAAGAAAGGCTCATGGATTCGTAAGACAAACCTAATTCTCGTGGCTAGACAGAACGGTAAAACCCACTTAGCACGCATGCTGATCCTTGCACACTTGATTAAGTGGAACACCAATGTGCTTATCATGAGCTCGAACAGAAGTATGGCACTAGACACATTCAGACAAGTAACTCACCTATTGGAGACCAATGACCACCTTAAGGGATTCGTTAAACAGATCCGACACGCCAACGGCACAGAGTCAATTGAGATGTTATCTGGAGCAAGGCTCGATGTTGTTGCAGCAACTAGAGACGGCTCTCGCGGTAGATCAGTCAATGGATTGCTCTACATCGATGAAGTCCGAGAGATCACTGAAGATGGATTTAGAGCTGCAACTCCTACAACTAGAGCTCACCCAAACTCTCAAACGCTTCTTACCTCTAATGCAGGAGACGCTTTCAGCACTGTACTCAACGACCTACGAGAAAGAGCCATCGACTACCCGCCTAAGTCTTTTGGATTCTATGAGTACTCAGCACCCCAGTACTGCAAGATAGACGATAGAAATGCATGGGCTCTGGCTAACCCCTCACTCGGTTACACGATTACAGAAGATGCGATTGAGGAAGCGATTGCTACTTCACCGATTGAAAACACGCGTACGGAGACTCTTTGTCAGTGGATAGACTCCCTAAGTAGCCCGTGGCCTCATGGCATTCTTGAGGAGACATCGGACTCCGAGCTTGAGATGGCAGTAGGTGCTTACACGGTATTCGGCTTTGATGTTAGTCCGAGTCGTAGAAACGGCTCACTCATTGCCGGTCAGTTGCTCCCAGATGGGCGAATCGGTATCGGGATTCTGGAGACTTACAGCTCTCAAGTTGCTATCGATGAGCTGAAGATGGCTGCAAGTATAAAAGCATGGTGTGACATTTATAAGCCTCGCCTCGTATGTTTTGACAAGTATGCCACTCAAACTATTGCCGATCGCTTGTCTAATAGTGGCGTGGTCGTTGAAGATGTCTCTGGACAGCAGTTCTATAAGGCATGTGGTGACTTACTTGAAGGCTTAGTCAATCATCGAGTAGTTCACAATGGGCAAGCCGAGTTCATTCAGCAGATGAATAACTGCGCAGCTAAAGTTAATGACTCAGCATGGCGCATCATCAAGCGAAAGTCTGCGGGCGATATCTCTGCACCTATTGGCATAGCAATGGCAGTAAGTAAGCTAATGATCCCTCAGCCTAAGCCACAGATTTACGGTTAGACACGCCCTAGCATGTTGTCTAATTACTTGACAAATGCTACACTTTATGACTATGGGTCTATTCCGCAAAACTGAAGCAATCTCTGAAGATAAGCGTTCATCGCTTTTAGCGCAATATGCCCCTTCTATTATGGGAGAGAATCTTAACTCTCTTTACAATTACATCCTTCCACGCGTTCAACGCAATGAAGCTATGTCTGTGCCGTCAGTTGCAAAATGCCGAAACCTTTTAAGCGGTGTTATCGGTGGGCTTCCACTTAACCTTTACCGTAACTCAACAGGTGAAGAATTAGGCAACCCTGTCTGGGTTGATCAGCCAGCTGTTAATCAGCCTCGCTCTGTAACAATGGCGTGGACTGTCGATTCATTACTTATGTATGGCGTTGCTTACTGGCAAGTAACAGAAGTCTATGCTGAAGATGGCAGACCTTCTCGCTTCCAATGGATCCCAAATGTTAAAGTTACATTCACTACAGATCTTTACGGCATGACAGTGACTCAGTATTACATCGATGCAGTTGCAGTTCCGATGTCAGGTCTCGGATCTCTCGTAACATTTCAATCATTCGATGAAGGCATTTTAGAGCGCGGATCTGAAACAATTAGAGCTGCAATCGACCTTCGTAAGGCAGCAGTATTAGCAGCCAGCACTCCAATGCCTTCTGGAGTATTGCGTAACAATGGCGCAGACCTAGATCCTAAAGAGATTGCCGGACTTCTTGCAGCATGGAAGAATGCTCGTAACAATCGCTCAACTGCATACTTAACATCTACTCTTGAGTATCAGCCAACATCATTCTCACCAAAAGACATGATGTATGACGAAGCTCAACAGTTCCTAGCAACTGAGATTGCTCGTTTATGCAACATTCCCGCTTACATGCTTTCAGCAGAAGCCAACTCATCTATGACTTATGCGAATGTTCTAGACGAGCGTAAGCAATTCTTCTCGATGAGCCTTGCACCGTATGTAAATGCAATTCAGGATCGTTTGTCAATGGATGACATCACAGCTCGCGGTAACTCTGTTCGCTTTGATGTGGACTCATCATTCTTAGCAACAGAACCAATGGAGCGCTTGCTAGTAATTGAAAAGATGTTATCTCTAGGCTTGATCACAGTTGAACAGGCTATGGAGATGGAAGACCTAACACCTAACGGCAGTGAAGGAATCGAATAATGGAAAATCAAGTTATCCACTTCTCATCTGGCTTAATTGCCAATGTTGAAGAAAGACTAATCTCCGGCAAGATCGTGCCAGCAGGTACAGGTGAAGTCGGTAATACTTCAGCAGGCAAGGTCGTATTCGAGAAGGGCGCAATCGCACTTCCAGAAGATCCTAAAACTGTCAAACTTCTTAATCAGCATGACTCACGCCAACCACTAGGCAAGGCAACACAATTCACAGAGCAAGAAGACGGCATCTATGCATCCTTCAAAGTCTCACGATCTAATCGTGGATCTGAAGCTCTTATCCTTGCAGAAGAAGGATTGCAATCAGGTCTTTCAGTAGGCGTAGAAGTAATTAAGTCAAAGCAAAAAGGCAATGTGATGTTCGTATCCGCTGCTAAGTTGCTTGAAGTAAGTTTGGTAACGGAGCCAGCATTTAAGTCGGCTCAGGTTATCGATGTAGCGGCTGAGGAAACTCCAGAGGTCGTAGAAGAAGAAATCACACCAACAGAAAGCGAGACAGCTGTGGAGAATACTCCAGAGACAGTTGCAGCACCAGCAGTAGAAGCAGCAGCGGTTGAAGCTGCTCGCCCAACTGTAGTGACAGCAACTACATTCGTGCGCGAGCGCGTAGCACCAATCACTTCAGCACAATACCTAGAAGCTAACATCAAGGCTGCTCTTGGTGATGACGAATCACGCCGCATCGTTCGCGCTGCAGATGATTCAACATCAACTAACACAGGTCTTACACTTGCACCACACCTAAACACATTCATTACAGATACATTTACAGGCCGTCCAGCGTTTGAAGCATCAACACGCGCAGCACTAATTGATTCAGGCATGAGCTTTACAGTTCCACGCCTTTACACAAATGCTACTTCAGCTGACACTGCTCCAACAGTTGCAGACACAAACGAAGGTGCAGCACCATCTGAGACAGGCATGACATCTGCATACGACACAGTAGATGTAAACAAGTTCTCAGGATTACAGCGCGTATCATTCGAGCTCGTAGATCGCTCATCTCCAGCATTTATGGAATTGATGATGACAGAATTACGCAAGGCATACGAGAAGGCAACAGATACAGCACTTCTAAATGCTTTCATCGCTTCAGGAACAACAGCAGCAACTACAGCAGCAACAGCAGCTGGATTGCAGTCATTTATTTCTGTAGAAGGCGCAGCAGCTTACAAGGGTACAGGCGGAGACTTTGCTAACAAGCTAGTTGCTTCAACTGACCAATGGGCAGCAATCACAGGATATGCAGACACAACAGGTCGCGCACTGTACTCAGCACAGGGTGCAACATATAACGCAGCAGGTAATGCAGTAGCAACATCTGTGCGCGGAAATGTACTAGGCACAGATCTAATCGTAGATCACAACATCGCTGCATCTGGCGTAATCGATAACTCAGCGTTCTTGGTTGCACCATCTTCAGTATATGTCTGGGAATCACCACAGACACAGCTTCGTGTCAATGTTTTGACCACAGGCGAGATCGAGATCAACCTTTACGGATACCTAGCAATCTACCTTGCTAAGTCAGGTAAGGGCGTTCGTAAGTTCAACCTAACTTAATAGGTTACTAAGTCGCTCTAGGGGGTCAGTAGCCCTCTGACTCCCTAGAGTCTTTAGAAAGGAAATCATGGCATTAACCACAGTCGCAGAACTCCGATCAACCCTCGGAGTCGGTACGCTGTACCCAGATGCCACCTTGCAAGAAGTCTGTGATGCAACAGATGCAGTTCTACTGCCTATGCTCTGGACTAATGTTGTCTATAACATCGCACATAGCAACACAGCAACAACGGGGACTCTTTACTTTGCGGATAAAGTGGAGAAGGTTTTCTATGTAGGTCAGACTGTTAATATTGGCGGCAACGGTTCAAAGTTTAATGGTAATAAGACTCTCACTGGAGTAGGCGATTACAACATCACCTTTAACATTACTGGTAATAACAACACTCCAGCAGTAGAGCACCCAGTCCTTCCATTCGGCACAGTCACAGCAGACACTTATGTGGACTGGTCAGCAGATTTAGCAATTCAGCAAGCAGCTCTCATGATATCTGTTGAAATCTGGCAAGCACGCACCGCAACTTTGAGCGGGTCAAATGCTGTCGATTTCCAGCCAAGCCCTTACCGAATGAGCGCACAGCTTCTCGCTAAGGTGCGAGGATTGATCGCTCACGCGCTATCGCCTAACTCAATGGTGGGCTGATGCCTGTTGCAGTTACTACCCTACGCACCACATTAGCAACGGCTCTAGTCGATAACGCTAAGTGGCAGACCTTTGCTTTTCCACCTGCAACAGTCCTTGCTAATTCTGTGATTGTTTCTCCAGATGATCCTTATTTAACACCTAGCAACAATCAACACATCACCATTAGTCCGATGGCTAACTTTAAGATTGTTATGACAGTGCCACTTTTTGACAATGAAGGAAACCTAAACGGGATAGAAGATACTGTTTGTAGCGTGTTCGCTAAGCTCGCAGCATCATCTTTAACCTATAATGTAAGCGCAATAAGCGCACCTAGTATTCTCAACGCTGCATCGGGAGACCTTCTCAGCTGCGAGATGTCCGTATCAATCCTAACGAGTTGGAGCTAAACATGTCCGAGTGGGAACAAGAAAACGCTGACTTCCTGAAGAAAATCGGGCAAGTAAGCACACCAGCACCAAAGCCAGTAACTACTAAGAAAGACGAGGAATAATCTCATGGCTGTATTTCTAAATAACAAAGTCGGTGTGAAGATTAACTCCGTTGATCTTTCAGACCATGTCACAAGCATTACACTAAACCGCACATTCGATGAGCTAGAAGTAACAGCTATGGGCGATTCTTCACATAAGTTCGTTAAGGGCTTGGAAGCATCATCTGTAACAATCGACTTCCTAAACGACACAGCATCAGCGAATGTATTGGCAACACTACAAGCTGCATGGGGTACAACAGTCACATGTGTATTCCTACAGGAAAAGGGAACAGCAGTATCTGCTACTAACCCTCTTTACACAGTGTCACTTCTAGTGAACAACACAACAGACATCAATGGTGCTGTTGGAGACATTGGCACACAATCAATTACATTTACTGCTAACTCAACAGTGGCAGTAGCAACTACAGGCACATTCTAAAAAACTAACAAAGGGGCAAACTCATGGCAAAACTAAAGATAGTTCGTACAGATGGAAGTGTAATAGAAGGAGAAATCACGCCTGCCGTGGAATATGCCTTCGAATTGCACACAAAGATGGGTTTTCATCGTGCCTTTAGGCAAGAGGAAAAACAATCGGATGTCTATTGGTTAGCTTGGGAGATAACACGCAGGTCAGGTGAGTCTGTTAAGCCTTTCGGAATGGATTTCATTGAGACACTTAAAAGTGTCGAGGTGCTTGATTCAGACCCTTTAGCTTAAAGCGCGATCTTCCATTCACCTATCTAATTGCTAGGCTAAGCATTAGGTTGGGAATCGCGCCACAAGCATTACTAGATCTAGATAAGACCATGCTCGATGCATTAGTGCAGGGGCTCAAGGATGAAGCGAAAGAGGTGAGCAATGCCAGCAACCGTAAAGGGCGGCGTTGAACTTCGTAGAGCTCTCCGGACTTTTGCACCTGATCTAGCAAAAGAAACTCAGAAGGAAATCAAGACAGCGATAACACCGATTTCTAAAGCTGCTAGAGGCTATGTTCCAGATCGCGGAGAAGTGCTAAGTGGGTGGCTGCCTCGACAGATGTCTGAGGGAACATTCCCTACATTTAATCCTGCTGAGGTTAAATCTAAAATTGGTTTTAAGACAAGTCCATCAAAGCCTAACTCCAGAGGATTTAGATCGCTTGCTCAAGTATTTAACAAAAGCCGAGCAGGTTCAATATACGAGCGCATGGGCAAGAAAAGCCCTGAGAGTCGATTCGTCCTTAATCAAGATGGCAAGTTTCGTGCGCCTCTTAAGGGTAAGGATCGCATGCAAGGTCGCTTGCTTTATCGTGCCTATGATGAGAATAATGGCAAGGCTAGAGAAGGCGTTCTAAAAGCTATTGCAACAGCAGGCACTAAACTTAATCAACGAGCAACAGTGAGAGGCTAATCATGGCTAATGTGATTATTGATATTGCTGCCGAGTTCACTGGCAAGAAGGGCTTTAAGCAAGCCGAGACAGCAACAGACAAGATGGAGAAGAATGTCAAGAAATTGGCAGGAGCTCTAGGTCTTGCTTTTAGCGGTCAGCAGATTCTGGCTTTTGGTAAGGCTTCCATCAAGGCAGCAGCAGAAGATGAGAAAGCACAAAAGCAATTAGCCCTAGCTCTTAAGAATGTTGGACTTAGTAGAGATGCTGCATCCTCTGAGGATTACATCCAGAGACTACAAAGCGAGTTCGGCATTCTTGATGACAAGTTGCGCCCTGCCTATCAGACACTAGCGGTAGCAACACGCGATACTAATAAAGCACAGCAACTTCTAAACCTTTCGCTAGATATCTCGGCATCAACTGGCAAGGACTTATCTAGCGTTACAGCGGCATTAAGTCGTGCATTTTTGGGGAACAATACTGCACTAGGCAAGCTCGGTGTAGGTATCTCTAAGGCTGACCTAAAGGCTGGCAAGTTCGAGGATATTATTTCCCAACTTGAAACTACATTCGCAGGTTCTGCAACACAGGCTGCTAATACCTTTCAAGGCTCAATCGATAAGTTAGGCGTTGCATCGGCTAATGTGCAGGAGATTATCGGTGAAGGTTTAATCGATGCTATTAGATCTTTAAGCGATGAAGACACTGTAGATAACTTAGCAGTCCAGATGCAGAGCGTTGCTATTTATACAGCAGATGTTATTCGTGGCATTGGTGTAATGGTCGGTTATATACAAAATGTAGTCGAACAAGTAAACAAGATCCCCGGGCTTAGCAAAATTATGGAACTTGTTTTGTCCACCAATCCTATCTTCGGAGCAATAGCAACCTTAAACAAACTAGGTGCTGCAACTAGATCCACGGCTGGTATTGAGGCTCAAGGCTTAGCAGACCTAGCAAGATTACAAGCCGAGTATGTTGTAAAGACTTTAGGGGCTAAAAAGAAACTTACAGCAGAAGAAATCAAAGCATTAAAGGCAGCTAAGTTAAAGCTTGCTATTGATAAGGCTAACCTTGCTTTGAATAAGGGCAACGATGTCTTTGACATGGAGAAGATTCAAAATGCAGCAGCTCTTAAGAATCAAGCAGAGCTATTAGCCAAGTCCACGACTGACACACAAAGATTACAGATTGCTAATGACACAGCTCGCCTGAATGTAAAGCAATCAATCTCAAACTTAGAGGATGCTATTGCTGCTAAGGATGAGGCAGCCATTGTTAAGGCAACCGAGAAGTTGAACGCTGACCTCAAGATTCTCGGTGCTCTTACTAACCAAGACTTAAAGCTAAAAGATATTAAATCAATCCTTGAAGGTCTCAAGCCAGCCGACCTAATCAATCTAGGCAACCTAGATGCAGCACTTGCTAAGATCCGAGAGATGCTTGACTTACTGGCTAAGGCTAATGTTGAAAGCAAAGCCAAGATACCGACAAGCGGATCACTAGGCTCTGGCATTCCAGCAGGAGATATCATCAAGCCTATCTCAACAGCAGGCGGATCTATCGGGGCTATTCTAGAATATGCGGAAGCAGCAACTGCTCGCGCTAATGCTTTTGCAGACTTGCTAGACATGGACACGGCAGCTAAGACTGCATCTCTACAGGCGAGCTCTATCTATAGCAACTCAGGTGCTTTACAGTCTTTCCGTCAAAAAGAAGCAGCAACAGTAAACATCTACGCAAACACCATTGCTAACCCAGACGAGCTAACTAACCTAATTCAAAACTCTTTGATTCAACTTAACCGTAGAGGTGACTCACTCGTACAGGCTGGCACTCTGTGACCAGACCAGTCATCAATGTAGTCATTGACTTTTCTACAGGGGCTTCATTCGGCTATCCGTTTATACTTGACTCATCTACCCTAGATGGCGCAGATGTCCTTTCAGATAGCCCTGCAAGCCTTGTTGTCGATGTTTCTAACCTTATTGACTCAGTACAGACTAACCGAGGCAGACAGATCTCAGCAGAAGTCTTTCAGACTGGCACAGCTTCAGTTCGGATCATTGACCAGAATGGTGACTTTAACCCACAGAATACGGCATCGCCTTATTACACCTACTTAAGCCCTATGCGTAAGATAACTATTACTGCAACTTATGGCGGTACTACTTACCCAATCTTTGCTGGCTACATCACAGGCTATAACACTACGACCCCTAAGTTTGAGGGTGATCTTGTCTATACGACAGTCACAGCAGTCGATGGCTTTAGACTTTTCCAGAATGCACAATTCTTCGGTGTAGTCGATGCTGTTGCAGGTGAGACTACAGGTTCACGCATTAGTAAGATCCTTGACACTATCGGCTGGCCTTTAGCGCTGCGAGATGTCGATACAGGATTGACCACAGTTCAGGCAGATCCAGCAACACAGCGCACAGCCTTAGCAGCCTTGCAGACTGTTGCTACTACTGAGTACGGCGCTATCTATATGGATGCACAGGGTCGCTGCGCTTTCCAAGATCGCAATGTCACAGTCGGCACTATCGCAGGCGCTCCTATCGTCTTTAATGACAATGGCACAGGTATTGGCTACTTCGATGTCAAGTGGGTTTTTGATGACACTCAGATCTATAACCTAGCCACTGTCACCCGCACAGGTGGCACAGTGCAGACCGTCAGCGATGCTGCCTCTATTGCTAAGTACTTTACTCACAGCTATAACCAATCAGGGCTACTCATGCAGACCGATGCAGAAGCTCTTGATTATGCACAGGCTTTTATTGCATCTCGTAAAGAGACTTCAACCCGAGTGGATGAGCTAACCCTAGATCTTCAGCAGGATGACTACACGGCTGGCACTGTTGCAGCTTTGACAATGGACTTCTTTACTCCAGTCAGTATCACTACGACCCAGCCTAATAGCACTACGCTATCTAAGACGGTGCAGGTCTTTAATGTTGCCCACTCAATCACACCTAACTCGTGGAAAGTGCGCTACGGCACAGCAGAGCCGATCATCGATGGTTTCATCCTTGACTCGTCTTTATACGGTATTCTAGACACTAGCGTTTTCAGTTACTAAGGAGCATCATGGCAACAGGTTTTCCATTCAGCACAGGTCAGGTATTGGCAGCAAGCCAGATGAACGGACTCACATCCTTCACCATCGGCACAGCTAACACAGCAGACTACACAGCGGTATCGGCTGACCAGTATCAAGTGCTAGAGATCATGAACAAGGCAACAGCGATTGCCTTTAAGATTCCTACTAACGCATCTGTGGCTTTTCCTATTGGTACTGTACTAACTGTGCTTAACATTGGCGTGGGAGTCTGCACAATCTCAGCTGTAACATCTGGCACTACTACAGTCCTATCAGGTGGCGCAGTTGCAGCAGCACCTACACTTGCTCAATACAAGTCAGCAGCTTGCATTAAGACTGGCACAGACACATGGTATGTGGTGGGTGGAATTGCTTAATTCATTCGTATCTGTCTTAGACAGTGGTGGAGCAGGTGGCGCAGCTGGCTCTTACGAGTCTATCGCTACTGCTTCAGGCACTGGATCTAGCGACACTATAACCTTTACCAGTATTCCAAGCACTTATAAACATTTACAAATTAGGTTTGAGATAGACACAAACAGTAATGGCGCGCTGTTGCAATTAAGATGCAACGGTGACACAGGCTCTAATTACGGAAATCATTATTTAGAGGGCAATGGTTCTACCGTTACCGCTACAGGTTTTAGTTCTTCAGATAGAATTTATTTCCCAGCTGAGTCGCACACGACCTATAGTTATGTCGGAATAGTGGACATTCACGATTACGCTTCAACGACCAAGTATAAGACTGTCAGGGCTATTGATGGTTTTGATGCCAATGGTTCTGGACAAGTAGGTTTAATGAGCGGTTTATGGATGAACACGGCAGCAATTACTTCTTTGACATTTATCTTACAAACTAACTATCAAAGCCCTACACGCTTTTCACTATACGGAATCAAGGGAGCGTAAATGCCAGCAACATACGAGCCAATCGCTACCACGACTTTAGGTAGTGCAGCATCATCTATTACCTTTTCAAGTATTGCCGCTACTTATACAGACCTCAGGTTAGCAGTTTATGGGATAGCAAGTTCAGGTAACTTTCTATCACCCGGTTGTAGGTTTAATTCCGACACAGGATCTAATTATTCATACACATCTATTTATGGTGATGGAAGTACAGCAGGATCTACTCGAACAACATCATCAACTTCTATTGGTTTTAATACGCAAAACTCTATTACAAGTACAACTGGTGGTTTTTTAACCGCTGATGTTTTTTCTTATGCTGGCTCAACTAATAAAACAGTTTTGACAACTGCATCTGTGGACTTAAACGGGTCTGGTGAGGTAGAAAGAATTGTCGGCCTATGGCGTAACACCGCAGCAATAACAACCTTGACTCTCAACGGCTCATTCGGGGCTGGCACAACCGCGACTCTGTATGGGATAAAAAATGCCTAGTACCTACACACTCATCTCATCTAATGTCTTAGGCAGTTCTGCTGCATCTGTTACCTTCTCATCAATTCCTGCTACTTATACGGATTTGGTGTTGAGAGCAAGCATCAGAAGCAATGGAACGCAAACACCCGATGTAGGTGTGTTAAACATAAACAGCAATGGTTCCTCTAATTTCTCATCTACTTATCTACGCGGTACAGGTAGTGCGGCTAATAGTGCCAGAGATACAGCAGCAGCAAGTGCTTACGCGTTTAACAATCAATGGACTGGCAGCACATCTAATACATTTGGCTCTACTGAGATTTACATACCGAATTACGCTGTAACAGGCGCAAAGCCAATGAGCAGCTTTACTGTTACAGAGGACAATGCCACAGCCGCTTACATGGCTGTCATGGCTATGTATTCAAGCCTTACGACTGCAATTACATCTTTAACACTATCAAGTGCATTTAGCAATTCATTCGTTTCAGGTTCATCTTTCTATCTATACGGCATCAAGAACTCATAAGGAGCAACAATGACAACAGCAATCGAAATCAACTGCGAAACAGGCGAAGTCACAGAGCGCCCATTGACAGCCGAAGAGATCGCAGCCAATGAATCAGCAGCGGCACAGGCTGAGGCAGACCGTTTAGCTGCAGAGGCAGAGGCAGCAGCTAAGGCTGAGGCTAAGGCTGCACTTCTTGACAAGCTAGGCATCACAGCAGACGAAGCAGCTTTACTACTGGGATGAAACCTAAGTTAAGTCACGCAGCGATTCAGTTACGAGAACAGATCGATGACTCGTTCCCAGATCGTGACCGCACATCGGATGGTTGGATCGGTGATACCCGACACGCTGCTCGCAAGTCAGATCATAATCCAGATGAGCAGGGTTGGGTACGCGCCATTGATGTGGACAAAGACCTATTCAAGGGCGGAAAGCCAGACATTATGGGAGATCTTGCTGATCAGCTTCGTACCTTGTCCAAGTCCAAAACAGACAAGCGTATTAGTTACATCATTTTCGATGGACGAATCTGCTCCAACATCCTTAACTGGAAGTGGCGCAAGTACACAGGGGCTAACAAACACACTAAGCACATGCATGTTAGCTTTAAGAAAGAAGCTGACAATGATGGGGCTTTTTTTC